CCCCAAAGACCGCCAAACCGGGACAACTCTTCCTGTGCTGATGCCGCCTGTTTTGCTGCGAGGACCAATGGAGCGCCGAGAACGGCCCCGCCTCGAAACAGCGATCCGGCCAGTCGGTCCGCACCGATCTGGAATGTTTTCAGTCGAGTCTGGAGCCCGCCGAGGCCCTCTGTCATCCGGTCTTTCAGGAAGACCTCGACAAAGGCTCTACCGGCTCTGATTCCACTGACTGACACGGCATCACCTGCGTTGTTTGTCGAGTTCCTGCGTTGCCTTCAGGTATTCCCTGACACTCATTTTCGACCGCTTCGCCCGTTCGAGGTACGGATGGAAGTCAGCCAGTTCAAACTTCGTCTTCACGCTGTTGACGTTTGCCAGAATCGTCAGAATGGACGCTGTATGGTCCCACCCGGCCCGCGACCTCTGTTCCGCCATCCAGTCGAGTTGCCGCCACGTAAACGGTCCGGGGTCTACGCCGACGAGTCCTGCAAGCTGGTAGACGTGTCTTTCGACAAGGTCGATCCCGAGTTCAGAAAGTCGGTCAAGCTCTTTGCGTGTTCCGTCTGAAGATTCATCAGTTCCGCCCCTGCTGTCTGGACTGCCTCCACCGCTGCCTTCAGCCTCTCGCCCCGTGCTGGCTGGAGGCACCGGATAAAAGACGCGATCTCCTCGAACAGGATGTCGCGGCATGTCAAAAAGACATCATCCGTGAGCCCTTCCGAAAACGATTCCATCGATACTTGCCGCTTCGAGGCTTCGTCTTCGCAGAGAATCCAGAACGTTTCAGCGATCAGTTCAATGTCGCTGCCGAAACGTTCCAGCGTTTCCAGATCAGAGTCAGCGACGAGAACGTCACAACCCGTCGCCGACTTTATTTTCTGTCGCATCGCAAACGTGAGCTTGATCGTCCATGATCGCCCCAGCCCGTCACGGAAGGTCTGCATCTGAAGCCGCCTCCCCGTCTGGTGTCGCGATTGTCTCAAGTGCCTCGGCCAGCCCGGATCGACTCACATACAGTTTCGATTCCGGGTCAACTCTCGTGGCACCTCGATGCAGAGCAACCGCGAACCGGTTGCCATCCGGGTCGAGTACGGCAACCAGATCAGCTGCCACCACTTCGACGAATCCAACTCCCTGACTCGCCTCGATCAGTCGTTCTCTCGCTCTCATCACCCCCTCCGTTTCGATTAAGACACTGTTACCGTTGCTGGATCGTTGTCCGTGTCGGCGATCGCCAGCGTGTACGTGATCACCGCTTCGTTGTCCTGCTCTTCTGGTTTCGATTTCGACAGCACCACCCATTCCGCGTGTCGGTAGATCGTGCCAGTCGTTGCAATCGCACCGTCAGCAAGTGCCAGATGGACCGAGCTTCCATCGAGCAAAGACGAATCGAACTCTGCGACGTCCGTGTTGAGCGTTGCCCCGTCCTTTCGATATCCGATTTTGATGTCGACTGTTTCTTCGATCATCCCGGCTCGGACCTTCTTGAAATTCGACGCACGGGAAAGGACTTCAACCTTCGTTCGTTCCAGCGTTGGCTCGACGTCGATGACACGAGTCATTTCTGCCCAGGTTGGCGAGCCGAAACTGTCCGCCGTGTCTCTGTACGCTTTGAATTCGTGCCCGAGAAATGAGGTTTCAGACATTTGGAAGCCCTTTCAGTGGCTCAAACTTTGTTGATTCGATCACGCCAGAGCGGTTCGAGTTTTGGGAGTTCTTCAGCCAACGCTGGCTGCATGTATGGGCGCGCCGCTATGTGGAATGACTTGCCCTTGTTGGGTCCGAAATCCATCGTCACCCGACCGCCTTTTTCCATCAGTTGCGGCGTGCGGCCTGACCGCTGCGACAATCGCTCCGGACCGACGACGACTGACTTCTGATTTGTGTCGTATGAAAAAAACAGGAACTTTTTCAGGTCGCCCTGACGGACCCGTGGAGGTTTCCCCGGTTCCGATGCCGCCAGTCTCCGCTTCGGCGCTCCTTTGCCCGCGTGCTTGTTGATTTTCTTCTGAAGCTCGTATCGGTCGCGTTCATCCGAATCCATTTCGGACAGACGGACCATTCGCGCCTTCCTCATCGACCGCCGCGAAAACGTTCGAACGTATGCCCCGAACTTTGACAGAACCGCCTTTGTGGCTTTGTCGAGCTTTCCTTCGAGCAACTTCGAGTCGAAGAAGACTCGCGTTTTTGTTTGCAGTTTGAACGCCATCTGTCACCGGATGATTCGATAGGTGAACTTTGAAATCGAGAAGTACAGCCCCTCTTTTTTCAGTATGTCATAGGACCACGGAATAACCGGTTCCGTCTTGATCCAGTGGCAATCGAGTCCACCTGTTGTCGTCAGTCGCCCTTCGAGTTCGTCTTCAATCTCTTCCGTCAGTGCGATCAGAGGATCAATGATTGCATTCGTCCGGCCCGCGAGTTTCTGCTCAACACTGACTGAAACCGTGACTTCTTCTCGAATCTGCGATCGGTTCGAACGCTCTCGCTCCCGATCACCCGTCACGATGTTGAGCGTCAAATCTGTTCCGATGTCCTTGAGTTCCTGAATCGGAAAGTACGACCGCACCACGTTGTCAGGCGTCAGCGAAAACGTCGCAGCGTTGATTGCTGCTTCGACCGCTTCGGCAACTTCGACCGTGCTGCTCACTCTTAAACCTCACTGATCAGCTTGTAATGAACGCGAAAATGTGTCCTGTATTGGTCTGTGTGGATGTAGACCGATTCGTCGTGTTCGAACGGCAACGCCTCAAAGGTCAGCGTCACCCCATTGTTGACCCAGACCACGCGATCGAATGGCGCTGGCTCAACTGCACTGCCGAGTATCTGGTAATCCGAAACGAGGAAGATGAAGTCTTGAACTCGGACCGAATGCGTTACCCCGTCGTAATTCGTCGCCTCATGCTCCGACTTGCCGGGGACAGCAGTGACGCCCGACGTCGTATTTCCGCCACGGATGATGTCGACAGACTCGCCCGCTTCAGTTGCGAACAGGTTCTGAGCATCGAGTAACGCTTGTGCGAATGGTGACACCACGGCGGAAACTCCCTCGAACGATTCAGAAGAGCGGTCAGGGTCGCGTCAATAACCCTGACCGCTCCGCAAGCAGCGCGAACTGCAATCAAAAAACGAGCGAGGTCGTCATGTCTTTGTCAGAAGCGTCACCGGCTCCTGAGTTCGTCGCCTTGACTCGGATGTACCGCTTCACGTCCGACGGCAACGCGACGCGAACCGATGCCGCTGCATCGCCTGCGCTGCTCGCCCCGGTCTGAATGATGACCGAACCCGCCAGGAGCGTTTCTGAGCCGAACCCTGACGCGGTGTCGTGGTAAACGTCGTAAGTCATCGTTTCCGTGTCAGGCAGATCAGCAGTTGCCAGAGCAGGAGCTTCGATCAGCAATTCGACGCCCGCCTGAAAATCGGCGTTTGTCGTGATGTCGAGGTCGTGGCCGGCAGATGCGACCGTTGCTGCTCCATTCGGCAGAGCAGTTGTGACGCTGTATTGCGCGTCTTTCAGTTGGCGTGGCATGTCTTACCCTTTCAGGTGTGGTTTGATTTTTGAGAGTTGCAACAGCGAATGAGAGTTAGCTTTCGGATTCGGTGATCGAGCCTGTGACGGCGATCGGGATTCCCGCCACGCTGTCAGGCGTCGGAGCTGGCTGCCCGGTCGCATTTGTCGCGGTCCGGCTTGCTCGAAGCTGTTCCTGCGACCGCCGCGTCATGAAGATTGCGTCCGGCACGATGCCCGGCTCGAACTTCGAGAGAGCCGAGTAGATCAGATCATCCGTCAGGCCCTTGCCCGCATCGGTGCCGAGGTTCTTGATTCGGCATGATGCCCGCAGCGATTTGCACTGAAGGCCGGGATACAGGTTCAGTTCCTGGAAGTAGGCCGTCAGCTCTTTCGAGTTGCTGCCGGTAACTCGTTGCAGAGTCACGTCCGTCGGCGTCATCGTGCCGCCCTGACCGAAGACCCATTGCACGTACTTCGGACCGAACTTGACCAGCCAAACCGACGACTTCGCGGTTGAACCTCCGGCGTCAACCTCCATGTTTGTCGAGTCGTAGACGTCGAGCAGACCCGGACATCCGGAGCCATCACCGCCGTTTCGACCGTAGTAGAACTGCGTTCCGAGAGTCGCGATTGCCCCTTGCAGGTGCGCGTCGGCTTCTTCGGCCATGACTGCCTGCCATCCATCTTCGCTCGAATCGGCGACAGCTTTGTCTGCCCACCAGTTCGGGCTCATGATGAACGTCTCGACCAGTCGTTCTTCGTGCGAAGATTTGGTCGAGTCGGTCCCGTTGTTCGCGTCACGGAAGGCCACGGAAGGCAATCCAGTGCGAATCAGGGTCTTGTACTGTCGGCCCACAATCGTTCGAGCCGCGCCGACGCCCGGAACCTGAACGATAGAGTTTCCGATCAGGACTCGGCCCGAAACTTCCGGGTGAGCTTGTGAAACTTCGTCGATGATGCCGGCGATCGCGTCGTGCCCGTTGCGTTTCGCGATGTCCAGCATTGTCAGAGGTGCATCTGCCATTGGATCAGCCTTTCAAAATTGACTGTGTGTTTTTTTTAAGCGTGAGTGAGTGGTTGAAAATCAGTTCAGCGTTGGAGCTTTGAGACTGGCCGCGAATGCCTGCTGTGCAGCTGTCAGGCCGAGCGCGGCATTGGTCTTGCTGCCACCTTCAGTCGACGAGAACTCGGTTGGTTCTTCCTCCCCGAGAGCGAGTGAATTGAATCGCTCGTTGAGAGCGGCAATTTCCTCATCTTTGGCCTTGAGCTGATCCTTCAGTTCGCCGACTGCGTCCGTCAGCTTTGCCGCGTGGAATTCCAGCGCGTCAGCGAATGCCAGCCCTTCGGCCAGATACTCGGAACCGTCAACGGCGCCGAAATGCTTGACGAACAGTTCCCGCTGTGCCGCAAACTCGGCCTTGGGGTCGACGATTGCTTCCGGAGTGGTTTCCGGTGCCGTGGTCTTCGTGTCTTCGGACATCGAAAGCCCTTCCTGATCTTTGGTAATG